CGATTGGGACGCGTTAAGCGGCCAGTATTTCAGCGAATTCCGGTGGGATACGCATACGATAGAGCCGTTTACACCGCCGTCAAACTGGATGCGGTACAGGGCGATAGACTACGGACTTGATATGTTTGCCTGCCTGTGGGTTGCGGTTGACGAGAACAACAGGGCGTATGTGTACCGCGAGTACAACCAGCCGAAGCTGATTGTTTCCGAAGCCGCCGAGCGCATGATTGAGCATACCGCGCCGGGAGAGCAGATCGCGGCGACGATTGCGCCGCCCGACCTGTGGAGCACGCAGAAAGACACGGGACGCACCATGGCCGAAGTGTTCATGGTAAACGGCATCGGCTTGTACAAGGCGTCGGCATCGCGCGTGCAGGGCTGGCTTGCCACTAAGGAATACCTCAATCCAATGTCAAAAGACGGCAAGCCCATGCTGTTGGTAATGCGCAGCTGCCGCGACCTGATAGACAACATTCAGGCGGTGCAGACGGACGAAAAGAACCCGAACGACGTTGCGACGCAGCCGCACGAAATCACCCACAATACCGACGCGCTGCGGTACTTCTGCATTACGAGAACCCTCGGCACATCAAAGCTTATACCGGAAGAACCGAAAGAATACGAGCGCGGCCACGCCGTCGAGGATTACGACGAGTACATGACCGGCGGCGAACCCGACCCCTCATAGATACTTTTCTGACAGGGGGCACCTATGACTATTTTAGCAGTAATAGTTATCGTTATCGCCTGCGCTGTGCTGCTGTCCTTCGGCGTATCGCTCTGGCTTATCAGCGTTAAGGTGCTGGCGGTGCTGGACGGCATGACGCATAAGCAGCAGGCTCCCGCGCCGGTTGCCGAAGAAGAAGCGGACGCGGAAGCGCGGGAAGCGGAGCGCAAGGCGCAGGAGGCAAAGAGGATGTTTGAAGCCGGTATTGGAAATATCCTCGACTACGACCCCGTCCGCGCGTTGAAGAAAGACGGTGAAGCCTGATGTTTGACGTGAAGAGCGCGCAAACCATATGGGACAAATACACTTCCGGGATGCAATTCAACAACTCCATCAACCTCTTTGACACGGTGGAGGTCAACGAGAACTTCTACATCGACAAGCAGTGGGAGGGTGTAACGTCAAACGGACTGCCGACGCCGTCATTTAATTTTATCAAGCGTATTGTTTCGTTTCTCGTTGCGTCTATCGCGTCGGACAATATCAAATCAAACTGCTCTCCGCTGATGCTGACCGGGACAATGTCCAAGGCGACGCTTGAAGATGTGTGCAAGATCATCAATTGCGAGCTGGCGCGTACCTACGAACACTGCAAAGCCGTATCGCTGTTCCGTCAGCTTGCGAGGAATACGGCGGTAGACGGCGACGGCTGTTTATACGCATACTTTGACGAATCCAAGGAAACCGGGCAGGAAACCAAGGGTGCGATTACCCTTGAGCTGATAGAGAATACCCGGGTGCTGTTCGGCAACCCCAACGAGCGCAGGGTGCAGCGTCAGCCGTATATTATGCTGTCTCAGCGCATGCTTCTTGACGACGCAAAGGAATACGCCAAAGAGCACGACGGCGACCCGGACAGCGTAAAAACCGATTCGGACGACGTCGGCAATTATCACGACGGATTAACCGACGACAAGGTAACTGTTGTTACCACGTTCTGGAAAGACCGCAAAACCAAGACGGTGCACGCCGTTGTGTCCTGCCAAGATCAGATATTGCGCAAAGAGTGGGACACGGGGCAGACGCTTTACCCGATCGTTTGGTGGAACTGGGATTACGTGCAGAACAGCTACCACGGGCAGGCGGCGATAACCGGGCTTATCCCAAATCAGATATTCGTAAACAAAATGTACGCCATGTCGATGCTGTCGCTCATGACCACGGCCTATCCAAAGGTCATTTACGACAAAACGCGCGTCAGCCATTGGGACAGCGGGGTGGGCAAGGCCATCGGTATAAACGGCGGCGACGTAAACAGCGTGGCGCGCATCCTCGACCCGGCCGCCATCTCCACGCAGGTCGACCGGTTCATCAACGCGGCCATCGAGCTGACCAAGGACTGTCTGGGTTCCACCAGCGCGTCGCTCGGCGAGATCCGCAATCCCCGCAACGCCAGCGCCATCATGCTGCAGGACCGCGCGTCCAAAGTGCCGCTGGAGCTGCATAAGCAGGATTATCACCAGTGCGTCGAGGATCTCAACTACATTCTTCTGGATATCATGGCGGCCCATTACGGCATCCGCTACGCGGAGATCAAGGATACGGAGCTGCCCGAACCGGTTGTCCGGATGGTGGCCGAAAGCTACGCCGAGAATATGCGGCAGCAGGGCCTCCTCAATGCCTCGGCTCCGCAGGCGCGCACCGAAACCGCCGTGCTGTTTGACTTCGAGCTGCTCAGAAAAATCCCGATGCTCATTCAGGTGGACATCGGAGAAAGCTCCTACTGGTCGGAGATCTCCACCATGGCGACGCTGGACAATCTGCTCACCCGGGGCAAGATCGAGTTTTTAGACTATTTGGAGCGCATCCCGGACAACGCCCTGCCCAAGAAGCAGGAGCTGATCGAAAAGGTCAGGGAGGCGATGGATAAAGCGCAACAGGCCGGGAACGCCGGTCTGTCCGGCGAGCCGGGGCTTTCCGGAAACGGGCTGACTCCCATGGGCGGACGATCCATAGGCGGTTCCCCGACAGGCGGCGCGGCTTTGCCGGTTCCTCCTGCCGGCAAAGCCGGCAGACCGCCCGTCGGTATACCGCCTGCGGGCAGCATGCCCGCTTCGCCCATCGCTCCGGGGAAGGCGGCGCCGCCGATCAGGCGATAAAAAAACCGGCCGACAAAACCCGCGGGCCGGAGCGCGGCGAAACCCGTCCCTGCGGGTCGGGTATCACCTCTTTTTCAGTAAGCATGCCGGGACACCAACGGCTGCGATATTACGCCGGAAGGCGGGAAACGGAGAAACGGCAATGGCAGAAGCGACCACGGTGATTGAGGAGGCCGGGACACCAACGGCCGCCGGCAGCGGGTGGGAAGGGAAGGTCACGGACGGCGGTTCGGCCGAGGACCTGGACTGGGACGAGGCATACGCGCGCACCGCGCAGACCGACGTGCTTTCCGGGGACGACCCGGATGAGACGGAGGACGAAGACGGCCAAGGCACGGTCCAAACCGGGCAGCCGTCGGAGGACGAGCCGGACGAGGAGCCGGACGCTGTCGGATTATTAGACGGCGGATCAAAAGAAGAATCCGGCTCGGAGGGGTACGAAGGCCGGAGGCCGGCGGGAAAGAAAACCCCGGACGGGGCGGGTAACGCGCCGGAGCTTTTTGAGCTGAAAACACTCGGCGAGAAGCGCAGGGTGACAAAGGAAGAGCTTCTGCCGCTGGCGCAGAAGGGGCTGGATTACGACGGCGTCCGCGCCGACCGCGACAATCTGCGCCGGTTGGTCCGTGAGCTGCAGGCGTACAGGAACGCCTCGGAACAGGTCGTCGAAACCATCTCGGCGCTGGCCGCCGAATCGGGTACGACCGTGGAAGCCCTGATAGGTCAGGTCAAGCTTGAGATGCTGATGCGGAAAAATCCGAATCTGACGCCCGAGCTTGCCCGGCAGAAGCTGGCGCTGACGGAGCAGAGCAGGGCGCTGGAACGGGCAAGGGCCGCGCGCCTGACGGCCGACGGAGGAGCAAACGCCGAGCGGGCGAACGCCGAACGGGCGAACGCCGAACGGGCGCAGGCCGAAAGCCACATGCGCAACCTCGTCAGCTTCTTCAAGGCCTATCCCAAGGTGGAACCCCGGGAGGTGCCGATCGAGCTGTACCGGCAGGCCATGCGGACCGGAAGGCCGCTGACCGAGCTCTATGAAAGCCACAGGATGAAAAATAAGATCGACGAGTATGAAAAGACCATCCGGACGCTGCAGGACAGGCTGCTCGCGTCCGGGCAGAACAAAAAGGCCGGGGGGCGCAGCGCCGGGTCGCTCAGCGATTCGGGCAGCCGGGCGGCCGCCGACCCGTTCCTGGCCGCGTTCAACGAATGAGCACGGTCCTGAGCGCCTGATAAGCGGCGCCGGATGGTCTTTGCAGGGAAAGGATTAAGAGAATATGGCCATCAATTACGCGATGAAATATGCCAGGCAGGTCGACGAGCGCTTTAAAAAGCAGTCGCTGACCGACGCCTGGACCGAAAGCGATTATGACTTTATCGGCGTGAAAACGGTGCGGGTCTACAACGTGGACACCGTTCCGCTCACCGACTACAACCGTACCGGGACCGACCGGTACGGCACGCCGGTCGAGCTGCAGGACAGCTATCAGGAAATGAACCTGAGCCGCGACCGCGCCTTTTCCTTCACGGTGGACAAGGGCAACGACACCGACCAGCTCGGGGTCAAGGCGGTGGCGCGTACCCTGCGCCGCCAGATCGACGAGCGCATCGTGCCGGAGCTGGACACCTACCGTCTGTCGACCTGGTCGCAGCTGGCCGGGTCGGGCGCCGCGATCGCTTCCGAGCCCACCAAATCCACCATCGTCGGCATGCTGCTGACCGGCGCGACCGCGCTGGACAACGCGCTGGTGCCCGACGACGGGCGGGCGGTCTTCCTCCCGGCAACCTATTTCAACCTTCTGCGCCAGGCGTCCGACTTCCAGTATCTGGACTCGGTAGCCGGCGACGCGCTGGTCAAGGGCGTGATGGGTGAGATCGCGGGTATGAAGATCGTGAAGGTGCCGGATATTTATATGCCCGAGGGCCTCTACTTCATGATCATGCGCAAGGGCTCAGCTTTCGCGCCGGTCAAGCTGCAGGAGTACAAGACCCACATCAACCCGCCGGGCATCAACGGCGCGCTGGTCGAGGGACGCATCTACTACGACGCGTTCGTGTTCAGCCAGAAAAGCCGCGGCATCTACATCGGCGCCGCAAGCAACAGTCTGTGCGCCGCGCCGGAGATTGCCTACACCGGCCAAACCACGGACACCATCGCCATCACCTCGGACACGGCGGGCGCGACCATCCGGTATACGGTGGACGGCACCGAGCCCAAGTTCAGCCCGACCGCCGCTGCGTACACCGCGCCGATCAGCACGGCGGGCTGGGCGGACGGAACCTATACCGTCAGGGCCTATGCTTCCAAGCCCGGCATGCTCGGTTCCGTTGTGACCACCGAGGAGATCACCGTTACCTCGGCGTAAAGAGCTGGCTTGATCCGAAGCCCGCAAAGCTTCCGGGGCAACCCCGCCGGGTTCCCAACCGGCAGGGTTCGCCCCGGAAACAGAAGGGACGAAACGACGCCGTCTGGCGCCGTGAGGCGAAGGCCCGGCCGGAACCGCGGAGCCGGCGGCCCCGCGGTCAGAAAATCCTTGCGAGGTGAAATCATGTCGGTTTTAGCGCAAAACGTATTTGAAACCGCAATCCATATCATGGATGAAAGCAATCCGAAAACAGGCGAAGCGGACTACAACAAGACCGCGTCGTATAAATACCGTACCCTCGCCATCCTGAACACGCTGATTCAGGAACTGTACCCGCTGTCGGACAACTACGCGGTTGTGACCGAGGGCACGCGCCCCGTTCCCGCCGCGCTGACCGACTTATCCGAGAATGTGCCGCTGGACGACGGCCTGTCCCTCGGCGTGCTGCCGTTCGGTCTGGCGGGCTGGCTGATTATGCCGGAAAACGGCATGCTGTCCTCGGCGTTTCTGCAGCAGTACAACGCGCTTAAAGAAAGATACGCCAACCGCATTCCGTCGGCGTTTGAGGATATTGAGGACGCATACGGCGGCATCGAATACGGCGAATTTGCCTCATGGTCTTAATCGGGATAGGGGGTGCTGCGGTTGCCGAACACAGGACAGCAAACGACATATACGATTGACAAATGGCTCGGCCTGCACGAAAGCCCGGACGGCGATACCAATCTGCGCATGGGCGAAGCGTCGGTCATGAAAAACTGGCGCATCACGCAGGACGGCAATCTGCAGAAGCGCCCCGGCTATGCGACGGTCGCCGAGCTGGGCGCGAAAATCGTCGGCATGTGGCACGGCTATGTCAACAACGCCGAAACCTGGCTTGCGTCGGCGGGCGGGAAGCTGTACAAGATCAACCCTGCGACATACGCCGCGACGGAGCTTGGCACAATCGGCGCGGACAGCTTCAACGCCTTTGGCTTCAACGACAAGGTGTACATACAGGACGGCCTGGACTACTACCGCTACGACGGGACAAACCTTACGCCGGTCGAGGGCTACGCGCCTGTGATTGCCGTCGCGACGCCGCCAACCGGAGGCGGCACGCTTCTCCAGCAGCGCAACAAGCTCACCGGCAAAATGTGGCAATACTTTTCCCCGACGGGCGGGATTGACGTCTACCAGCTTGCGTACACAAACCTATCAAGCGTTGATGAAGTGTGGGCAGACAATGCAAAGCTGACAAGCGGTTACACGGTAGACCTCGCTAACGGTACGGTGACCTTCACCATCTCGCCGACCGAGGGTACGCCCAACAGCGTCCGGATCAAGTTTGACGCCGGTACGGATGACCGCGAAACCATCACGCGGCAGAGGCTTCACGCCTTTTACAACGGCGAAAGCGACAACCGGGTATTCCTGTACGGCGACGGCGGGTATCACGCCTACTACAGCGACATCGAGTACAACACGGGATTACCGAGCGTCGAATACTTCCCCGACCTCAACGTCTACAACGCCGACCTGTCCAACCTGCCGATCACCGGCATGGTTCGGTACAAGGATTACATGCTGGTGTGCAAGCCCGACGGCACGCATCTGGCGACCTACGGCTACACAACCGACGCAAGCGGCCTGAGCGTCATGAGCTTTTACACCACCACGCTTAACACCTCCATCGGGCATGACGCCCGCGGCAATATTCAGCTGGTGGACAATCATCCGCGCACCCTGTTCGGCGGCTCGGTCTACGAATGGACGGCCTCGTATCAATACCAGAACGAGAACTGGACAAACCGCATTTCCGACCGTGTATTCAGCACTCTCGGCGGCATGGACCTGTCCTC